TCGTCGAACCACGCCTGGAGCTGGTCTAGATCACGCTTGTAAGGCGTGTCTGACCTCGGTCTAGACGTGAATCTCTTCATGTATCCTAGCTCCATGTCGACCCTCAGCGGGTCGGCATCAGCCATGATCTTGATGATTTCTTCCGGATACAAATCCTCTGACATCTCCTTGCGGAGAAGCCATGGCTTGTCTCGGTAGGTTCTCACAAACCGCGTGATCACATCCCTTTCCTCCTGCGAGGAGAAGGGTGCGGTCTCAGTAGAAAGGGACCTGGCGACCTCGAAGAGGTCGACTTGTTGCTCCAGGATGCCAGTCATTCTGCGGTGGAACAAGTAGTATGCGGAGAGCTTGCTCTCGCGCACCAACCTATTCCCGTTGACTAATTTTTCAACAACTCCGGGTGGGAACTTTTCCCAATCGGACTTCTTGATAATTCTGAACCTTTTGATAGGGTCGTCCTCAGGTATACTGAGGACCTCCACGACGCCTTCACCTGCAAAGTGTGGCTGCTCGCGGACGACTCCTCTCAGCTCTGTGAGGAGCTGTTTGGTGTCACCCAACATTTCTTTCATCACAGCGATCGTCGTCCTTCTGGGCCACGAACGTTGAGACTGAATTGCATTGACCCACGAGTCGATACTCCACCCCGAAGGTGGTTTACCGACGCCGAAGATCTGCCTCGGGAGGTAGACAGGTTCATACCTGTCTGCCAAGCCAAGGCAAATGTCTTGCATTGCGGAAGAGAACGAGAAAAGGAAGTTAATTCCTGATCCCGAATCCTTCTGCACGTACTCCATCTCCTTCCCTAAGAGCGTGTACTTGCCCTTAGGGTCGGAGGAGAAGTCCTTCCGATCCTTCCTCGTATCTATGATCAGCCTACCCTTAGGGTGGTCAAGGTACGGGGATATTCTAGAATCCTTCAACCGGTTGCCAAGCTTCACAGTGTGAAACCTGTCAATCGGTATTCTGAAGACCTCTTCACAGTACGTCCCCCAGTCCTGGGTGACGAATGTGTCGAGTTCCGAGATTTTGTAGCCCAGCATTGCTGCTGCGCAACAGAACTCGTCAAAGTATTTTTGTCTGTACGGGCCCGCCGCGATGATGTTACCATCGTCGCCGTTCCCAGTACCTACTGTAATGACTCTACGGCCGATTTTCAGCTTGGCATACCGATCGCAGATCGGGTGTGCCAGCGAGAGATTTGTCTTGGTTAGGGGGTCCCCCATGGGGATCCCCCTGACCATTGTGCCGAC